CATTATCTTTTTCTTTTTATTGTAAAACGAAAAAACCCCTGGTCTCCCAGGGGCTTAATCATGTCTAGAAACTAAACCCGGATTAAGTCGGCTGAAAGAACAGCCTCCCAATCAACCCTCTTAATTTGTTTTAATTGCTCAAGGCTATTAAACTTTTCACCCGATAAGGACATCTGAAGATCTTTAATCTCCCGAGCTGTCTTAAGACCGATACCCTTAATATGATCAGCGATCATCTGAGGGGTAGCGCTATTAATGTTTAAACGCGTTTCGGGTGGAAATGTACGAGGCTCTTCTTTAGCGGCCTTATCCTTAACTTGAAGAGTTGCAACTTTTTTGGTTGCGACTTCATCAGGGGTAAGTTCAGTTTTGTAAGCGGTATAAAGGCGACCGTCTTGGTCTTCGACCATGAACCAATCGCCGTTATCCCATTCACTTACAACTTTAACGCGAGCGCCTGTTTTGCGATGCTGGTAAAGCATAAGGACCAGATGTTTTAATTTCTGGTCCTAGTTTAACCTAATCAGCTAACAGTGCGGCCGAGGATATACTCTTCGATATCTTCGTAGCCAGGAGCGTCGTCAGGCTGGATGTAGCACACTTCAACCACGAGGTAACCCTTGAGGCCAGCGTTGTAATCAGCATCAGCCAGATACACACCACCAGACACGCCAGTGTCAGTGTTGGTACCGCGAGCGAACACTTTGAAGGTGGTGGCGGAAGTCAGGGACTTGTACACGCCAGAAGGGCCAACGCCAGTCGCACCGGTAGCGGTGAGGAAAGGAGTGGAGCTGAGGGCTTGGGAGCCAGCAGCGAACACAATCTTGGCAGACGCATCACCAGACACGGTGGAGGTCAGGTTGGCCTGAGCGATAGGCTCGCCCACACCGGTCACAGCCACAGGGCCGCTATCGTTACGGCCGAAAGTAACAACGTTACCAGTAGCAGCGTAGATACCGGTAGCAACGCGACCGTCACCCCAACCAGAAGCAACCGAGATCGCTGCGCGATACACGAAAGCAGGCTGGGTGGTGTTACCAGAGATCACCATGCCGGTGATGTCGGGGCGGGTGTCGTCCTGGCGGTAAGGCGAAGGAACGATCACATCCATGGTCTGACCCTTGGTGGCGGCATCGCCAGAGGCCCAGGCCACAGCAACGTAACCACGCTGCTGGAAGTAGCGGTAGCCAGGGACGGCCAGCACCGAAGTGGGGCCGCCCTTGGAAGCATCATTGGTACCGTTGTCGTTGGTATCAATGTTCTTGTACCAGCCGTTCAGAGCGTTGGTCCAGTTACCTGGATAGATCTTTTTGGAAGACAAGTAGGACATTTATTTCTCCTTTAAGTTGGATTTATATCTTTATCAGATGGTGCCGTCGTCAGAGACGAAGCTGAATGCGGTGGTTACGAAGTCCTTGTTCAGGATTTCGAAGCCTGCATACAGTTGCCAAATCAGAATAATAAAGCGGCTGAAGTCGTCGTTATTGTTGATCAGAACTTGAGCGTTCGGACCACCGATACCCACGCCGATAGCCTGAGGACCGAAGAAGTAACCTTGAGCAACTTCCTGGTTGGAGAAGGTGTTAGCACCATCGCTAGCGAAGGTTGCAGACACAGTCTTGGTTGGGAAGTTGGTCGACTCGAAGAACTTCACACCTTCGAACTGAACGCCGGTCGGCATCACGGGCTCACCAGCCAGGAAGTAACCCTGACCAGCCTGGGGACCCATGTAGAAGCTGGCGTTGTTAGGCATCATGGGGTTGCCCATGTACATGCCTTGACCAGGATTGCCGCTGTAACGAGCGATCTCACGGAAGTCAGGATCACGACGCAGGTGCATCATGAAAGTGGGATCGCAGATGCAACGATACAGACCATCAGCGAAGGTAGGAACGTTGCGCTTGCGCAGGTCCTTAACAACGGTCAGAAGGTCGGTACGCACCTGGAACTGCTGCACCTGAGCGGCGTACTCAGCAGCGGTGTACGAAATCGAACCATTGGCAGCTTTGCCTTTGCCACCAGGGAAGTAGTAACCACCTTGGGTGCTGGAAGCTTCACCGTTTGCTTCTGCTTTGGCAAGTTCGTCGATAAAGACGCGGTCGCGCCAGCGGCGATAGTCGTCGAGCAGGGTCAGCGAACCAATGCTCTGGTGGAACATATTGAGGTTACCGGTGTCCAGCAGCAGGCGCTGGGCGGTAATCAGGGTTTCACGAGCAATCTTGAAGGTGCTGGGTTGGGTCGGATCACCCGGGTCCGCAGGACCAGTGTACTCCTTAAGCACCACCAGGACTTTCTCCTTGGTGATGTTACGGCTGTTGGCAGTACCGATAGTCTGATCAGCGATACGCTCCCGGCTATCCTTGGTGCCAGGGGTACCCCAGAACTTATAGCGGTCGAGCTGAACAGTTTGACCGGGCTGACGAGTAAAGTCGTGAACCACAACGGGCTCTACGGCCATCTCAGCGATGTAAGCAGGGTGGGGACGGTAAAGTTCCGCACCAAGAATCTTTGGAAAGTCGTTCTCCTGGTCTCTAGTTTCTTAGAGGGGTGGACTATCTCTTCATCCCTGTGGGATGCCGGACGCTAAATCTGGTATTACGTAACAAGAGCGTGTTACCCCCAGTAGTCTCTGCACCTTCCAATCACGCTTGATTGGCTTGGCTCAGGATTACCCTCGTCTTTACGTTAGGGCTTCCCTGAATTCATCCGGTTTTCACTCATCGATTGCTCGGTGAGGTGACAACGTTGAGCGTTCAGTTGAGGCATGCTATTCTTTTGGAAACTTGTTTATGAACAAAATGAATCCAAAACTTGTTCCCGGATTTGGTAATCTTTACTTAACGGAAGAAGGAAAAGCTTTTGAAAAACAACTTGATCCCGATAATCAAGAATATTTTCAAGAGATACCCATTCGTTCAACCAGTGTTTACAACCGTATTTCAGTTCTTGTTGATGGAAGAAGAAAACGCTTTCATCTTCACGTCTTGATGGCTGTTGCTTTTTTAGGATTAGATCTGCGTTCTCATGGAACCAGTAACTTTTCCTTACAAGTTGATCACAAAGATAATGACAAGAGAAATAATCGACTTGACAATCTTGAGATCGTTACCAAACAAGAAAATTTAACAAGAGCCTGGAAAAACGGTTGTTATAAAAACAATGGCTTTGCCAGTAAAGGTGCGCCGAAAAAATCTTTAAGAAAGTTTTCTTCGGATGACGTGTCTCAAATCAAAGCTTTAAAAGAAGCAGGTCTGTCTTATCGAAAGATTGCTGAAAAGTTTGACTGTAACCACGGAGCTATTTACCAAATCTTGAAAGGCTATACCTACCAGGATCTGAACTAGCTATCAATAAACACCTTGGTGTATCCTCCAGTGTCAGTGTTTTTATCGGGTGAAAGATAAAGACACGTGTGTCTTATCTAACACAAATTTTAGCAGGTACTTAGCCTACATCACACATATTGTGTGGATGCAAGCGATTTGACGCCAAATTGTGCGCTTGGGGTGTTGTTAGAGCTGTAGCCCTCTGGGTCGATAGCCATGCCTTGCTGGAAGCCTGGAACACCTAATGCACCAAGACCAGCGCCAGCGGCTACACCACCGAGACCTGCTAAACCAGCGGCAAGTGGAACACCTGCAGCGGCGGCAGTTTCTTGGCTGATACCACGGTTGATTAAATCAGCCAGTGGTCCCATTGCTGTACGCGCCATTGCAGCACGCTTGCTACCAGCAGGAGCGTTTGCTCCAACAGCACCAAGGCCTTCAATGGCTTGGGATGCAAGTGCAGCACGGGCTGGGCCAGCATATTTACCGGCAAGGCGTGCGGCACCTAAGGCACCACGAGCGCCAAGACCAGCAGCAACGCCACCAAGTACTGCACTACCGGGATCTTCGCCTTGTGCGGCAAGAGCCCCACCGGCTACCAGACCGGCAGCGGCGGGGACTCCGTATGCAAGCAAAGGACGACGTTGTCCTAATGGTTGCATTTGCCTCACTCCATCACGAAGAGTTTGTTGGACACAACGTTAGGCTGGGCCTGATTCAGAACACGCCATGCATTCTGAGGATCACGCGTCATCATGTCGTTGAAGGTGCCCCAGAAGTTGGTGGGCTGCTGAGGAGCAGCTGCAGCGGGAGGAGCAGGGAACTCGCCGTAGTAGGAAGGATCAACTTCCTGGGTCGGGTAACCATAGGACTCCAGGTCTGCTTCACCCTCGTGCACGGGGTAAGGACCTTCAGGACCGAAGAAACGCAGAGTGTAATCACTCAGCACATCAGGGTTAGTCAGAATCTCGTTATAAGCAAGATTCTCGGTATGGGACTGAACCGCAAATTCAGCATACTGCTGGAGAGTCTCGGTCATCTCCTGGCCCCAAGTGACGGCACTGTCAAGCAGGCCTTCAAGCTGCAGGGCGTAATTATTTAGAATTGCGGGCGCTTCGCTTCCGAACGCGTCGAGGACTTGCAGGCTTTCCTGGCTGATCCCCTCCGAGGAGGTTGGGGAATAGCTGGGCGAGTAAGCCTGGTTGGTTGACCAGGTCTGCGGAGCCGATTGTTGCGTAGCTGGGCTTACTGTCGAACCGTAGTTCGCTGGGGCGTAAGTCGTCGTCGGAGCTGATGGTTGAGCCTGGAACGGGGATTGAACTGGTGCGCTCAGCAGGTTCACCACCTTGTTGAACGCCGATTCCCATGGATTGCTCTGAGGCTCCGCCGATTGGAATTGGGGGGCGTACTGAGTAGGGCTCGAGGGTTGGTAAGCCGGGGCCGCCTGAGGTACTGCCGCCTGGTAATTGACCGGGGCTGCTTGGTACGCTGTTGGGGCTTGGCTCGGCTGGTAAGACGGAGTCACGTAACTGCTCGGCGCTACTGCCGGAGTCGGGCTCGTCTGTGGGATCGATTGGACGGTAGCGTCCTGCATAACTCATCTCCTTTTGTAATGCCTCTAAGGTTCGATACAGATATGGAGTTAAATCCAACCTGGGATCGGCAGCCATCGGAAGGTTCGGTGACTGCGGGTGAGGGGTCTGCATCAGGCCACCCACCAGGCGAGAGAATTGGGCAAAAGCGCCCTGTAATTCACTCACCATCCTGAACGGGAACCCAGATAACATCTCGGCCCGTTCCTCATCCGTCTTAGACGGAAAGAGGTATTTCAGTGCTTCAATGCTATCAACACCTAATTCTTGCAAGTTGCGTACCACAATGGAATTGTTTAGTACGTCTTGCGTGGAGTCCTCGTAAACAGGTCCCGTCCATCTCCACAGCATAGTAATATCACCATCGGGAATGAGACCTGTCACACCGGGCGGTACTTGACGCGCATCAATACAAGCAGTTAGAGCAGCCTGAACTTGATCTTCAAAGGCGACAAGAGCTTGTTGATATGCATTCTTTTCTTCTTGCGAAGCAGATGCGGCAGGTTCAACTGGACGCTCAATGCCAAGAACCGAAGCCAATGACATTCGAAACAGCTGCTCTTCCTGGTAGATAATCAGCTCTAAACAACGACAAACGCCATAAGTATAAATAGCATTTGCTTTCTTTTTAGAAGTAGCTGATACTCGTCCAAAGAGAGACTTGTATTCAGTTGCGGTAACACCAGCGGAGATTGATAACTCATCCACACCGCCTAATGCAGTGCGAATTTCTTCGCGGTATTGACGTGCAAAATTATTTTGATCGCCGGTGATTGCATCTGGAACAATGTACCCAACACGGTCGTTTGGCTCCAGGTTTGCAATGACTCGTGGAACGCGGATCTGACCGTCAACACTGCGGCCAACAGGATCCGACTTAAAGGTTGAGCGACTCAGGGGACTGGCACCAGCGAAGCCAGAGTTTGCAGCAATAGAAGGACGTTGGACAATGGACTCACCACCAGCTTCAATCAAGTCCGTCTTGGGACGTGAGGAAAGAAGGGTTGGGTTCCCAAAGAACTGCACGTTCTTACGCATCGTGCGCACCAACTCATCGTGCGTAACGATATGGTTGGCTAATGCATCAAACTCACCAACTCCATCTTTAGAAAATCCTTTTGGATTGTTAAAGATTTCTACACAAGGAATAAAACCAAGGGAGTTCTTGAACGTTTTTGTTCGACCTGGCGACATACCGGATGGCATGTCAAAAGTCATCTCCGCATCGGAGTGGGTTTCTTCAATTTCGTTGGCCTTAATTGAGAGACGAATATATCTTTTTGCTCCAGGCTCACCTGTGACTGAGGTGCCTGTCATGTTGATGACATTAATGCCATCATGACCGCCACCTGGCTTCCGAACTTTGTAACTGTAGATGATTACAACTTCTTCTAGTTCACCGTCAATGTTGTAGTAGCTACGGTATTCGTGCTCTCGGAAATAGTAAATTCTGTAGTTTTGTTTTGTTGGACGGATATAAAAGATACCTTTGCCATCGCAAAGGAAATAATCCCAAATGGAATCAAGGCGTACGTCAATCTGGTTGTATTTAACTACACGATCAACAAAGTCTTTGCGTTGAGCCCCAAAGTTATCCTGCCCAGGAAAAAACTCGACACCCTGGCGGATGCCGAATAAACGCATCTGAGCCAGATGCGAAGCAACTACGCCCGTGTCAACAACCGTACCTGAATCTTTTTCAAGGTACGATTCAACGATTTCGTTGAGTCTGGCTTTCGCGTCTACGGCCATTAACTATCAGCCTTTTTACTTAACTCAATCTTAGCAGCTTTCTTGTGCTGTTTCCGATGTAAAAGCCAACGATCAAAATACGCAAGCTCCGCAGGAGTAAATAACTCCGGATGCTTAAGTGCTTCTTTCGCTAGCTTTTTCTTTTTCATCTCAAGAGATGTATTTACCAATGAACCCGGCGGGTGGTGTGCCTTGAGTAAACATCTGAGGTTGATAAGAAGGTTGCGTCGGAGGGAAGGCGCGATCACGGAAGCTATCCAGCATCATTTCTTGCTGCATTGCATCGTTAACGGCATCAGGGACGATGGGCATATTTGAATAATCGCCATCACGTGGACCCATGTTTGTTGTATCCCCGTACATGGGATAGCTTTGAGCCATCATGCCACCCACGTTACCAACGCCTGCGAAAGGAAGCTGGGGGCCAGTGCGCTGTAAAAAGATTTCTTTTTCGCTTGGATTATCTGTACGTACACCTTTGTTGTAAATTTTTTGTTGACGTGCATCACGCTTGAAAGCGCCTGGGTCAATTGCACTACCAGTGCCGCCCATGAAATTACCGCCTGCCAAAAAGTTGCCTGGTGCTCCAGGGACATTGGCTTCTCCGTAATACAGCATGTCAAATACTCCGATGTTTTTATTCTACTCTTCTAAAACTTCGTAGCCGGCGGGGTCGTGAACTTTGGTAATCGCGATACCTTCGCCTCTGACATCCCAATTGAGAATATCTCCTTCTTGCCACCCAAGGTCTTCGATTACTTCCTCAGGGAGAGTGATGAACTGATCTCCGTTTTCGTCCTCTTGGACCTCAAGGATGTAGCTCATTTTGACAAAATCTTTTCCATTAGCTTATCAAGTTTATTATTGATTTCACGGAAGTTGTTATGCATCTCCTGGATCTCCCTTAGGAAGTCAACCTTAAGAACGTATTCCATAGGCATACGGTTAATTTGATCTTCCAAGATGTCAATCCGTCTCTTCTGTGATCCAGTATAGTCAAAGGATTGCTGAATCCGTTCGCGTTGACGATCCAGTAATCGGTTCGCGGCCCAGCTGCCACCAGTGATAGCAGAAATAATCGCTGTCAAACCAATTGCGAGATATTCCGGACCCACGTTTATAAAAAGTATTTTCTTTAATTCTAAGTTTAGTAATCAAGTTGAAGTTGTCCTTTTCTTGACAAACCCGTCACAAGCCAGACCAAGGCGTCGACGCAGTCGTCGTGACTACTGACACCAAAGTTAGTCAGCTCTTCGAACATAGTTGTGAAGTTACGGTAACGATTGAAGATGATCTTGCGGTCTTCAAACATACCCATGATGCCACGGAATCGTGCAAGCTTGTCAGCACGGAAACCTTTCACCGGATGCCAGATTAAGTTGTAAAGACTTTCTTCGTTCAGGCAAACACGTTTAAAGTCTGCTTCCAAGGAAGCCTGGTAACTAACGGCTTCACTCCAGATGTCGCACGTGGAATAAGTCGGGAAGTAATTATCGTTTGCATCCTTGCCAAGAACGGACCAGTCATTAAGAAGTTCTTTGAGTGCATCAAGCTTCTCCAAGTTACCCATGACTCGCAAGCGCCGATAATCAATGATGTGAATGCGGTCGCCAATACGACCGCCAAGAATCATGACGGTGTAATCGTTCTTTTCTTTAGTGCCAGCGGACAAGTCAACCCCAACACCAAGCGTGTCAAACTCCGTAGCGATTTCTGCTTTGACGATCAGCTCAGGCGCAAGCGACAACTCGTTTTGCCTGATGATCTGATTCATGTACTGGAATGAAAAAGCAATTGGAGCTTGCCGTTTCTTTTCCTTTAGATAATCCAATGACCACATGTCGGGCCAGTAGGAAAGTTCGTCGCCCGTCTTAGGGTCTGTTGAGATAGCCGAGAGAACAATCTGAGTCCAGTTGTTTTGTTCGTTAAATGTGGTGGCGTGAATGTCATCATGCCTGAAACGCGTACCAAGGCAAATTGCCCTGCCACCTTCAAACATGGTGGGAGCAATCACTGCGTTCCAGTTGTCCTGCATCATTTTCCTGATGTCAGGGTTGGAAATATCTGCAGCTGATTTGATGGCGTCATCAATCATCACAAGATGAGAACGCTTGGAGGTCACCGAGCCTTTAAGGCCTGCGGCGCAGAGCGTAAATTGTTCGTCACCTGTAACATCAATGCCGGCAAACTTATGGTCGATTGACCAGTACTCGTTGCTGGTGACGTTCTTGAGTAGGCGCACCTCTGGGAAAACTTCTTGGTAGCGCTTACTTTCAATAATTCGTTTGATTGTTGCGGACTTAGAACGTGCAATATCAACCGTATAAGAAAGATAAAGAATCTGCAAAGGCTTCTTGGCTTGCGTATGGATGCCAATGGCCCATGCCGTAAGCAACCCCAAGACTGTGCTCTTTGCCGAGCCACGGGGTGCAAGCAAATCTACGTTTGGCCCAGCAATACGCAGAAGGCAGCTACTGTCTTCTTCTGTTACAAAATGCCGATGCCAATCCTTATGATGCTGAGCCGGAGGTTTATCTGCAACGTATTCACAAAAGTAACCAAAATCTGACCGAGCTTGTTTAAGAGACTCAAGGTTTTTATTTGGTTTAACTGCGTAATTTTTGGAAGCCGCCCTTGCGTTTCTTCTATAGGCTAAATGAAGATAAGAAGGCACGGCTAGCTTTCAATGTTATTGAATACTAGCTTACTCTTCGGTTTGCTTACGTTTTTTGTTTTGGTACTGACGGGCTTTATCAAGAGCAGCTTTACGTTTTTCTTTATCGTTCATTTCAGAACCGTCTTCTTTTTTGGCCTCTTTTTTCTTAAAGTGCTCAAGAAGCTGAGGAGGCATTTTACCTTTAGCCATGCTTAATCTTTTTCTTTTATTTTAATAGGAGTTTATTCTTCTAGTTGCATGCGAGCCCACACACTCATGGTTGCTTCATGCAAAGGTCCTTCGATTGGATCGTCTTTAAAAATAAACATGATTTCACGAATGGCACGATCAGCTCCAGCCATTAGTAAACCTTTGCGATCCTTAGAAGAAGTATATTGCTCAACCTGGTGAATGGTTCCACGGAGTTCTTTTTCCATGGAAGCAATACGGGCAACGCCTGCATCACGTTTAACGGCCATATTTTCAATGTCGTCTCGTAATTTGCGGATGTCCTCTCGCATTTCTTCAATTTCCATCAAGAGCATCTTGCGATGATCCGGTTTTGGGTAATGGCTTTTAATCCAAGCTTCGCAAGAAACAATGTTTCCTACGTACCCCAAAAAACGTGAATAAAGAAATGACTCAATAAAAGAATAATTATCTGCTACAAAAGCATGGAAAGACTCTTGGACAGAGTCTTCCTGCTCTAACAACCAATCTTTAAAAGCATTTTGATCGGCGTGAATAGGAACAACCGATTGCTTAGTATGCGTAAGCTTGCCTTGCCGAACGCTCATTCCACTGCTTCTGACGATACTGAGAAGATTCTAGTTCACCAAGGAGACTTCTGAATCGTTCTGGATCAAATTCGTCGGCTGCAATAGTAGATTGCCCTAACAAATAATCATTCAGGCTTTGATCAAAACCACCTGTTTGTTGCTCTGAAGTAGATGCTGTTTGTTGTGCAGACGGCGAAGATTCCTGTTGTGATTGCAAAGAATCAAAATAACTTTTGAGATCGCTTGTTAAATCTGTACCAAAAGCACTGAGGCGTGTTTCTAAATCATCCGCCGTTAAATCTGTTTTATTAGTGGTGTCGTCGGTTTTATTGGTAGTGTCGTCGTTTTTATTGGTTGTATCATCACCGGACGTTACGGTAGTCCTTAAGTTCCTAAGCGTTTCTTTTTTCTTCTGTTGTAAATTTTCTACGCGTTTATCTTTGCCAAGATCTTTGAGTTTGCCTAAAACGTCCTTATATTTTTGTGGATCAGCAAGCCCAGCGCTTGTTGCGCCAGAAATTAACGTTTTGGCTTTTTGAGTTAATTGATCAATACGCTGTTCTTGTTTTTGTTCTTGTTTCTTTGGTTCTGGAGCAGTGGGCTTAGGTGTTTCACGCGCTTGCGGCGCAGAGGGCGCAGACGGCTTTGACTGGGAGCCGCCGCCACCAGAAGATTGGCCGCCGCCTCCGCCACCACTTTTGTTTCCGCCGCCACCTCCGCCACCTCCAGAAGGTGCAGACGCCTTAGATCCACCGCCGCCTCCTCCTCCAGAGGATTGGCCGCCACCGCCGCCGCCACCGCCTTTGTTTCCGCCGCCGCCTTTATTTGCCGCCATAACTACTCCTCAAGGATAGGTAAAGGTTTTGTCTGAACCTCTTGTTCTTGTTTAGATTTTTTCAAGTCGTCCAGTAAACCTTGAAAAGCTTTCACATCAAACGGTACGTTTAATGGGGAAGTTGGTTTAACAAAAGGAGACCTAAAATCCATTGTTATTACTGAGTTAATTATATCAGCGTTTACCGGAAGGCATACGGGATTAAGTTGTAAAGGCTAGTAGCTTGACCAACTTTTTGCCCTCTTAAATTTGTTAAAGCAGATAGTTTTTGTTGGCGTTCAGAAGACTTAGCCTGGATCTTATAGGGATCAACAGAAGTAGCGTACAACATTTCGGCTACGGTTGAACCAGGGAAATCATCAGGGTTTAAGCCAGCAAATGGCCCTTTAGTTTCTCCCGAAGCAACAGTAGAAACAGTAGGAACCGTGGTATCTGTATTAATGTCAATTCGCTCATTGGCGTTCCAAGTGCCTTTGCTGGGGTCTAAAGAATAGTTTCCTTGCCCCATAAATTTACCAATTTGATCACCTAGCTCAGATTGAGCAAAGTTTTTAGCAATATATTCACGGATATCTCCGGCACTATAACCGGCTTCAATTGCTTTATTTAAATCTTTTTTAGAAAGAGGATCATACTTGGTATATTTTGCACCTTCTTGTTTAAAACCTTGTTTTTCAAAAATATCTTTTGCCTTGCCACCGAAACGGTCGATTTTAAAATTACGGGAAACAGTAGCAAGAAAATCTTCAAAATCTTGGCCTGATTTTTTTGCACCCCGTTGAAGCTCGGCTCGGGTAATTGTTTTACCTTTGCCTTTATCCCCTTTAAGTGTTAAAGCTTTAGCAAGTGCTTCCTTTTGTTTGCCGGAAAGCTCTTGGCCTGAACGGCGAGAAGCTGTTAAAAGATCTTGTAAAGCGTCGTTTGCCATCTTTAAATCCTCTTAATTAACAGTATAAAACAAAGAAATTAAGAGTACTGAACTGTAGTGGGTGGTTTAAAGCGATAGGTACCGGTAAAAGTACCTTCTGGTGTTTGGTACCCAACTCCATACTTGCCTTCGTAAGGAAGGTTTGCGGCAAATGCTAAGGGATTTTTACGGATATATTCCGGAGAAGACATCATTTTTGCCCCCAGGAAATTTGCAAATTCTTCTGGGCTTGTTTTACCAAGTGCACGGGCGGCTTCCTCTGTTGACTGAACATCTTGTTCAGATAAAGAAAGACCTAGCTGACGTGCTGCAAATTCTTGAAAAGGGCGGTAACGTGCTACAGACTCTTTAGGTGCAAGCCCTGCAGGCATCGTAGAAAGATCCCTGGCAACCTTAAAAGAGCCTGGAACGTCATACGCCATGCCGAAATCGGCAAAGAGGTCTGAGGCTTCTTCTGGACTGCGATAACCGCGACGTACTTGTGATGCTAAATAATCGGCATACTGTGGAGCTTCTTTGCCGATAGCAGCATCATATCCCTTGATGTCTTTAATTGCACCAAGGCCCGTTGAGCGCAAGGAGCGAATTAAACGGTTGAAACCTTTATTGCTGCTGCTTTGTTTTTGTTGTTCTGTTCCAGAAGAAGGGTTAAGAACACTAGCAAGAGTAGGTTTACCAGCTTTTGTAATACCAAGAGCCGCCTCAATATTACCAAGTCGAGAAGAAACGTCATCTTCTTTTTGGTTTATATAACCAAAGTAGTTTGACGCAGGCATATTAAAACCCTCTTTTGTTTTATTTTACGTTATACAAATAGATTGGTTGCAGGCATGAAGCCGGGCATTGCATCTTTGAGTCTGTCTTCGTATCGTTGAGCAGAACGCAATGCAATCATGGATGGATTATTCGCTTCGATATTTGCACGTTGAGCAATATCTCTTGCCGTGTTAATACGATTTAAGGAGGCGCCAGCGCCGCCTTCATAACGAGAAGTAAGAAAATCTAGACCAAAACCACCAATCTTACCGGCAAGCTGTGCAGTGGCTGCAGTTTTAGCTGCTTTTTCGCTTGCTTTGGCAGCAATATCAGCAGCTTCTCGAGCGGCATCGGCTTGCTCTTCAGCTGCACTTTTTTGTTGGAAGCCTCCAAAGATAGAAGCCCCTGTAGAAAGAAGACTGAGCCCAATTGAAAAAGGATCCATGCCAGTAGGTTTAGCTGTACTTGCTGCACTCGTAGAGGCTGGTGCCGCCAAAGGAAACGCTTGATTAACAGGCGTAATTGGTGCCGTGGTAGCGTATTGTTGCCAGCCAGATGATAAAGCCATCTTTTAATTATAAAGCGACGTTAGCTAAACCCACGTCCACGAGGAATAGATACTTCGGGGAAGGCGCCCCAGGAACTACGAATGAGTTCAGGGATTTGCGCACGGATACGAAGATCCGGTGCATTCAAGGCCATCTGCGCAAGATTGGCGCTGGTTTGCGTAATGGTGCGTGGAATATCCGCCATCAACTGATATTGGAAAGCACGTTTATCACGCTCTGCTTGGATCTGTGCGGCACGCTCTGCTTCTTTACCGCGCTCTTCTGTCATCACCTGAAGAAGCTCACGGAAACGAGTAGGATCGTTATAAACGTCTTCTCGTTTGCGATTGAGAAGCATGGCTCCCGCAAGACTAGGATCCATCTTTTTTAACAAGTCTTGTTCCCAGGGTTCCCAGGCTTGAGCTGCCGGAGTCATGGGGGATCCCATGGAAGAAGCAACTACGGAACCAAAGAGAGAAGGGTCAGCCATGGGTTATTCCTCAGCCAATTGAAATGCTAGGAGCAGCTAAAGCAACCGTATAAGGATTAGTTGCTAAATATTGACGCATCGTGGCGCCGCGTTCACGCTGAGCACCCAATGCAAGATTTGCTTGTGCTCCAAGGGTCATCTGTTGGAGATAAGCATTGTTTTGAGTATTAATCAGTGCTTGAGAACGTGTCAGTTGATCGTTTGCAAGCTTCGTGGTGATCGGAAGCATTGCCTTCTGCATATCAATTTCTTGTTGATTCTGGAACTGAGTAAGATCCTTCAGGTTAGAAGTAGTCATACCCATCATCGTGCCGTAATACTCAAGCTGACGCTTTTGATTACGGTTATTAAAATCTTCTTGGGCGGCAGCATCATTAAGGTTGATGCGTCCCAAGGGAGTTTCAATGTAACGAGGAGGTTGGCTGACCTCGGTCCCTGTTTTACCCGTAGGTGGTTTGCCCGTGTAAGCAGAGACCGCTGCTTCTGCTGCACCGCCACCAAGCATGCCGCCTAACGCAGAACCGGCTAGACCACCGATGACAGTGCCAACGCCTGGAAGAAGTGCAGAGCCTAATGCAGCACCAGCGGCACCACCAGCAGCAGAGCCCACGAGACCGCCAGCAGCTTCTGCAGGGCGTCCTTCCATCAGCGATGGGATTGCCATCAGTGCACCACCGGCCAGGCCACCCCTGAGTCCAGCACGCATCGGTTTGTTTTTAATATATTCACCTGTTTGCGCCGCTTTTTGCTTAACGTTTTCTAACGTTGATCCAGCACTTCCTTGAAGTTGTTGCACAAAATCTTGAAGACCTTGTTGTGCTTGAGCACGACGGCCTTGGGGTTGCTGGGCTCCACCAACTTCCATTACTTCCCCTGAAACGGGGTCGCCCATATAAGTTTTACCGGTGGCTGGATCCGTAAAAATGCGAGCCATCTATTTGATTATTTCTTATATTTTAAATTTTACCAGTAGTCACACCATACTCAGCAGTTGTCGGTAACTGATTGCGAGCATTGGTTGCAAGTAATTCATTGACCACATTACCGGTAGCAACACCGCCAAGAGAGCCAAGAAGACCGCCAACGGCGCCACGGATAGCCCGTTGTTTAGGAGTGCCACCACCTGAAGCAGCAATCTTGGCACCTGCTGTGCCACCAGCAAAGCCTGTAACCATTGGAACGCTAACGGGGAAGCCCAACATCCGAAGCTCGGGATGACCCTGGAGATTCTCCATTGTTCCTTTGACAATACCTAAACCAAGCAAACCTTTATCGTTGTAAAGGAAGTTAAGGTAATTTGAATAACGCTCAGGTGTTAAAGAAGGAATTTCTTCTTTTGCTGTTGCGTACTTGAGAGGGTCGC